AAATGCAATATGCTACGATAATGGCATGGGAGTTTTAATATATGGAAATGTACCAGTAGGTAGAATTAACTATGAAACTGGAGCATTTGATTTCACTATTTCATCTTTACCAAATGCAGAATTTGAATTTTCACTTTCTCACAGTTCTGTTTTTGCAGGTAAATTAGACAATGCAAAAGAAGATTCTAATAGTCTTATTGGAATCTATGGCAATGTAACAAATAAAAATATGACAGGTGAATTAAGGATAGAGGTCTTTTAATGCCTAAATCTAAATATAAAAAGAAACCTATGAAGTCAAAGAAACCTAAAAGAAGGAGATATTAATGGCTACTTCATCTACATATTGTACACATAGAGATTTAAAAGATATATATCCTAATCTAGATGAGTTTGATGCTAAAACCCCTATATATGGATGGTCAACAGTATCAAGTAATAAATATGCTGCACATAATAGTGGCTTAGTTACCCAACTATTTGCAGATGGAGAGGATTTGGGTCCAGCACAATCTGCTCATACTGATTTAAATGTTGAAGGAGAATGGTTTTATAATTCAGCAGAGGATATATGTTATTATTACTCAGCAAGTACACCGGCAGATAAGTTAATGGAGGCAGGAGAAGAATTTTCAACACTAATAACACGAATTATGAAAAATGGATCAAGATATGTTGGTTCTCGTATTGATAGTGGCGTTCCAAGAGATGCATTTAAAGACAAAGAGGGTAATTATGATTATTTTCTAATTAGAACAGCATCCTTAGTTTCTATATATTTTCTTATAAATTCTCATAATCCTGGATCAGATGTTGCAGAAAAATTCTTAGCAGAGGCTAATTTTAATATTGATCAGATAAATACTGGTAAAACAAAACTATCTTATCAAGTTACAGCAGATTCCGCAGGTGGAGTTGTTAGAGAGGTAACTTCTCCTCAAGCAGGCAATCCTTTATATATAGTAGATACTAGGGGTAGATATGCAGGTGTTTATGATTTAATGAAGATAATTATAACTACTGCAGGGGCGATAGGAACTGCTAAGTTTGATGTATATAATAAAGATGATACAGGTTTAAAGCAAAATAAAGTTTTAGATGCAGAGCTTATTACAGGAGATTATCAACATATAGGTGGAGGTCTTCAGGTTAGATTTTCAGGTAGTACAGATGCTTCTGCTGCAACCGTTAACGATGAATGGGAAATAGAGTGCTGGGGTCAATATGAATCTCTAGATGATTCTCCTGGTAGTGGTACAAATACTAGATTGACTCGTAGGACTTATTAGTTATAAATTATGGCTACAAGTTTTACAAACAATTGGAAGAATATCTTAGATAAGTTGCAAAGTGTAATTAGATCGGAATTTAAAAATACTTTGCCCACTTATAAAGGTTTTGATAATGATCCAGCTGGATCACAATATCTAAGGCTAATACCTATAGGTAGTGATCTTCTAGGATATAATATAACATCAGAAACAAGGGAATTTAGTATAAATATGATTCTACATTTTAAGAGTGCAAATATAAAAGAAACAGCTTTAGATCACATACTTAGGCTAGTTTCTAGATTAGAGTCTCTTATAGTAGACAATATTTCTATGACTCTTACTGATAGTAGTAATTTTTTTAATTGCAGAATTGAGTCTACATCGTTTGATTCAACTAATCCAGAAGAACATATTGTTACCCTTGATTTTAAAGGTGTACATATGGGCAATATAAGTTAGGAGAAAAACAATGAAATATGTATTAAAAAAAATAACATCAATATCTGCTATAAATGATTGGCAAGGTCTTGGCAAAGAAGTTGCAGAAAAATTAGAAAAAGGAGAATCTGTTGAAATAAAAGATGCTCCTAAATCCTTGCTTGATGGTGGATATTTAGTAGAGAATAAGAAAAAAGGAGATAAATAATGGCAACTTTAGACCAGACTGTATATTCAGGTAAACAATATGAAGCATTTATTTCAATTCAGTCAGATGCTTTGGGAACAAATGATGTAAGTGGAACATTGTATAAATTAAGAGTTCCAGAAGTTAGCGATATTGATTTTTCAGCTGGGTTTCAAACTGCTGATGTAGAAAGAACTGGTCAAAGAGTTTTAAGACCTACAGATCATATCAAGGTGTATAAAGGTGGTACTTTCACATGGGCTTTTGATGGCTTGGTAGTTGAAAATGAAGCATTGCTTCAAACTTTATTACAATTAGTAAGCGAAGATGCTTCTCCATCAGGAACTGTCTCAATACTTGGGAATCAGGGAACTGTAGCCTATGAGCAAGGTGCAACTACAGGAGAATATGCTTGTATAGTTTTATCTTCTCCTGATGCCGATAAAGATAGATTAATGCACAGTTCTATATTGCAAGAACTCACTTTGAGTATGAGTCCTACAGATAACGGAGGTTTGCTAACAGCAAGTGGAACTTTTTGGAGTGGTTATCAGCCTGTTATAGGGGCTGAAAGCACGGCTGCCGATGCTACTGCTGTTGATTGGTCTAAAGGATACTTTGATTGTACGACTTCTCAAATAGGTGGAGATGATGTTGTGATGAATAACTTTTCATTAACAATATCTAATCCAGCTACAAGAGTTGGGTATGAAACAGTAAATAGTATTACTGGAGAACCAACTGCTTATATGAGAGGTGGACAAATATCAGTTACAGGTAGCCTTAGTGCGAAATTAGATGATAATGTAGCTCAAATCATTACTGAAGATTTCCTTATTGGAACTTCTACTAATGTTAGCATAGGAGATGGCTCATCAATAGACTTCGATATACCAACAGCTAAATATACAGGGCATACACATACAAATGTAGATGGAGGTATGTTTGTTGATCTTCCATTTATGGGTACAGCAGATGGCTCTGGTGCATTAGTTACTATTATTGCTACTTAATATGAATAAAATTAGGAGTTAAAAATGAGTAAAAAAACCGTAGAACTCAAATCTAAGAGAAAAGTCGATTTAAAAGAAATGTTAATAGATGAAGTTGATTTTTGTAACGATGTGGCAGTAATGAAATATGAAAATGGGGAGATTTCTCATATTAGTGGTCTTTCAAAAACTCGTACTGCATGGCTTAGACGAGGTATTAGTGGTGGAGACTTTAAATCGTTCAAGACTGGGGCAGATGGATATCCGGTTGATTCAGTTTTAAAAGAATTATCTGAAGAAGAAAAGAATGAATTGGTTCAGTTGGTACAGGAGTATCAGAGCCTGGGGGAATAGAATCCCTCACGCTATCACTAAATGTCTATCTTGACAATTGGTGTGAGGGGTGCAATTTTCATACATACCCCTATGAGGCTCAAGTTCCTATATCTGGCGAAGCAAATAGAGTTTTCACATGTGACAAGGATGTTTGGGATGTAGTTAAATTGTTAATAGCTGAAACCAAGGAGATTAATGAACAGATGGGTAAGAGTTTTGATATTGCAACTTCCATATCACAACAATTACCCTTTTTTAGTTGTATGAATGTTGTATTAAGTAAAGAATTTCAAAAAGATATTTCTAAATATTTATATTGTCAAAAGTTTAATGTTCCTCCTTTTAAAGGTTCTTATGGAGACCAATCTTATAAATGGATTTTTAAAATAAATATAATAGATATTGCCAAACATAAGATGGAAGAAATGGCTAGAAAAAAAGCAGAAAAACAATCAAATATAGGATAAATACGGAACATGGCTAAAATAAAGTATGTAAAAACTGTAACTGATGCAGTAGATAAGTTAGTAGGTGTTAAAAAGAAAGAAGTACAAGTTAATAAGGAATCTGCTAAAGAAAATAAAAAAGTAGAATCTAGTTATCGGTCTCAAGTAGATATATTAAAAGAACTCGTTAAGGGTCAGAATAGAATGATCCAAGGTATGAATAGCCTTATTGCTGCAACAAAAGGAACTGCTCGATCTACAAAAAGATTAAATCAACAAAATTTATTATGGGTTAAAAATACAAGAATCCTTGGTGGTTCATTAGCAGTTCTTCGTTCTAAACTTTTAGTATTTACATTTGGTATTGGACTATTAGAAAGAAGTGTTGGCAAACTTTTAGAGGCATATGGAGATTTTGAAGAATCTCAAGAAAGGATAACAAGGGTTATATCTAGCACAGGTGGTGCCGCAGGATTAACTGCTAACGAAGTTTTTGCTATGAATGCTGCATTTGAGAAATCGACTGGCATTGCAGAAACAACTATTAATCAATCTTCATCAATACTTTTAACATTTACTAATCTAGGGCAAACTATATTCCCTGAAACACAACAAGCAGTTTTAGATATGACTGCGGCTCTATATCATGGGAATGTAACAATGGAAGCATTGAAAAC